CATTAATCCTAACTGATACTCGTAAGGATCGTACAACAGTTTACCCTTTACGGGGTGCTGAATATAAGCAAACTTACGAGCAAAGTATAAGTATCCTTGATCTTGATCCATACAGGCTACTAAGTCTGCAACTTGTTCTTCAGTAAAAGTTTCTTGTCTGTTTGCCTTCTTAATTAAGACGCCGTCTAATGATGCTGCCATATTAATACTTATCCTATTATATCGTTGTAATATCCAATGTCGAACCTAAGGTCAAATAGTTTACGTCTGTCTTGTTGGATTAAAATATGTGTAGGTGCAGCATGTTTGCCGTATCTTGGCTCGCTCCACAACCACTCGTATTGTAAACTAGTGTCTAGTTTACTACAAAGTTTCTTTAAACGCCTACGATTATAGTTGGGTACAATGTAAACAATGGCTTGGTTATTTTCTAAGTGTTCCCACTCTCCGCGCCATTTTGTAACTTTAATTTCGCCCTTTTTCCATGCTGCTGCACTCCAAGGACATACAGGCTTTATACTATCGAAGTATGCTTCCCAATTAATATTCTCTTTTACCATACAGCTATTTACTCAAGCAAATAGGTCCCGTAGGACCTATCTGGTTAGTATACTAATTAGTAAGACTTACTATTTGCCGCGTCCACGTCCAGCCATTAACTTAGGCTTCTTCTTGCCGCGTCCTTTGCCAGCCATTACTTTGCCACGGCCTTCAGCAGTCATTTCTTCTTTTTGGAACTGCGGAGGTACTTTACCTTTTTTAGGCTTGCCACCTTTATCTTTAAGTGCTTTTTTCATTGGCTCTTTTTTGTCACCATCTTTATCAACATCTAAAAAGTCAGGCTTTGCTTTCTTTTCAGTTAATGCTGCATACAATGCTGCTTTAATTGTTTCAACTGCCATTGGATTGTCGCCGTCGGCTGTAGCAGGGTATGACTTTTTCTTGCGGTTTAAATCATTGCCATCTGGGATAGCGTCACTCATGTCACCGTACTTTGCATTTGGTTCAGTAGTAGCATCGCTAAATCCACCGTCGTCAGCTTCAGTTTCCATTTCTTGTGGAGCAGCTACACCTGAAAGAGATGCTATTCTTGCAAGCTCATTTTGGCTGTCCATATCTTTGCCTTTAACTTTGATAGTGTAAGAACCTTCGCCGGACATATCTTCAGTTTCGACTTCTTCGTCATCCATGCCCATATCAGCTGCTAAATCTTCTTCTTCGTCTTCATCATCCATTGGATCTTCAATATCAGCTGCTAAAGCAGTTTCTGCGTCATCCATTGGATCTGCTACTTCGTTAGCATATGCTTCGTCTTCGCCACCGTCAAGATCGCCTAAGCTAGGAAGTTTCATTTTATCATCATCATCATGATCATGTTCTGGACTACCCATAATGCCTGACAATCGTTCCATATCCATACGCGGTGACATCATTGCGTCTGCTGCCGGAGCTGCATCGCCTAGTCCTGCGTTCTTCATCATATCTAACAAATCAGCTACATGTTCTTTGCCGCTTGCATTCATTGATACGTTTACACTTACAGGTGTTCCCTTGTCCATCTCTGGAGCTGGTGGAGACATTGCAGGTGGAGCCATTCCCATGGGTCCTTCGGCCATTCCACATTCATCGATGTTGTCCATTGATTCAATTAATTTCTTCATATTCATAATATCAGCCTCCTACAACTGCTTTAGTATTTTCATCATCAGTGATGTCTGTTGACTCCCCAACTGGAGCGCCTTCAGCACCGCTGTGCTTATCTTCTTTTTGAGCAGTTTCAAGTTCTTTTAAAAGGCTCATTACACGGCTTCCTGCAACACTATCTTGTGCGCTCTCGCCACCCATGTCTTCTGTTTCTAGTTTGGATACGTATGGTGTTTTGTCGTCCATTTCTTGGTATTCTTCTCTAGGATCGTTTGCGTTGCGTACAATAATATGTGCCTGATCGCAACCACAGCACTTAGCAATATACTCTTGTAGTACTTGACTAGTTGTTGGGTATTCTACTGCTAATTCAAAATATGTAACTTCCATATTACTTAATTGCGGGAAGTCTAGTGGACGTTCCTGTATTGGTGTTTTCTTGCCGGATGTTATATTAGAAATGTTATATTTTCTAAGGCATGTTTCTAACCGGTCAGTAAAGCTTTCCGGTAAAGGACCAGCTACTCCAATTTTAAATTCATAAGTCTTTTTAGACTCTGTTAGTACTTCTGTAAATGATCTCATTGTGCTCGGATCCCTGTTCTATATGTATTATTTATCTTTATCTAAGCCTTTGAGCTTCTCTAAAAGACTATTTCTATCAGTAACTACATAGCCTGCGCCATTAACAATGTCGCCTTCGCCTGTTGCTTTACCGTCTTTATCCATCTTTTCTTTTTTAAGTTGTAGTTCAATCATTTTTAATTTCTTATCCATTTTTGCAACTTTAGCATCAAGACTAGTTTTAAGCATGCCGCCGGCAGTTTCAAATATACGACTGCTATAACGTGCTTCTACATTCATACCTAAGTCCATTAAGTCGTCATATGCTTCCATAGCCTTTGCAGCTATTACTTCTAGTTCGTCATCTGCTTTTTGACCTAATCCTTTAACTGCTGGTAATGCACTAGCAATCTTATCAAACTCGGCAATATCACGAAAAGTATCTGCTTGTTCTACTTCATACTTTTTCTGCTCTACTTCTTGGACTTCTGCGTCTTTAATAATTTCTTTAGAGTCAGGTAAGTTTAATAAGTCTTCTAATTTTTTTGTCATGAATTAATTCCATTATATGCTACTATTATTTATCTCTTCCTTCCATTATGGAATATATCATCTTCAGTAACAATACGAAACATTATGCCTTGTTGTTTACACCACGATCTAGCAGCTTCCCATTTTGCTTGATTAACTACATAATGTGCTTGATTATGTTTGCTATTGCCAAGGCGCTCTCGCATTGCTTGGTTAGCAGGTTTAACTTCAATTAGTTCTACACGTTTTTTAGCACCCTTATCTGCGTACGAAATAAAGAAGTCTGGCACATATACTGTTTGCTTGCCAGTTAAAGGATTTCGATACGGTATACGTACTGCTTCACTTGCCCATTGCTCTATTGCAGGGTGCTCGTCGCAGAACTTCATAAAAGTATATTCCCAGCCGGATCGATATGTAGGAACTTTGTTGCCGATGTATTTTTTAGGATTTTTAGGTACAAACTTGCCTTGTGCAAAGCGAGACATATTAGATTACAACGTTTCTTAAATCAAATAATTCTGACGTTTGTTCTGTGTCTCTAAATCCTAAAACACTTGTTTTTTCTCTATTAAAGTTAAGTATTTGAGCTACAATTAAACTTAGTTGTACTTCTGTTACGCCCTTTAATGTGTCTAATAATTCTTGTACATTTAAGTCGTCGATCTTGGCTTGCTGTAGTAATACGCTTGCTGTGTTAATTGCTGAAACTTTTTGGAATCCCCGTTTAAGAAAATACCCAATAACAGCATCAACTTCACTAGGATTATAATTTATATCTAGATTATAAAAATTATTAAAGTATTCTGTTGTAGGCTCTATTGCTGGAGCATTACTATTATCTGACATTGTTTTTGACATAAATTATATTCCTCCGTTTATTGCATTAGATGCAATTTGTGCTAATTTTTGATCACCGCTAGATATCTTAGTTGTTAGTTGTGACACGTATGAAGCTTTTTGTGATGCTGTAGAACTATTATATGTATTTACAGTTACGTTGGGTAGCGCGCCGCTATTAATTAATGCCGGAACCAATACATTAGAAACTGCTGGATTTGCTAACTGACTATTTATTGCACTAATACTAAGCACTGTGGTATCGGCCGATCTTGATGTTGACGATGTTTGAATATTTTGACTGTCAGAAACCGGTAACTTATTACTAGATAATACACTAGTTACTAAGCCGCCAATAACTCCAGTTGCTACTTGTTTAAGTATATTTTTATCTTTATTGTTTTGATTACCAAACGCTTTTCTTAGTAAAGAAGAAGTGCCGAGACCAATTAACGCAGGTATTAAACCTTTGCTTCCGTCAAATCCACTAGTCATTGCATTATCAAGATAGCCTAACGGACTCGGTGTTACATCGTAGCCTGTAGCTGCATCTGCAAAACCTACTGGTGGTTCGAAACTTGTAGTACCGCTAGAATATTGTACAGCTTCATAAGCAACACTAATTGTATTTTCATTAAACTCGCTGCCGCTGCTTGCAACACTTCCGTGATCCCATGAAGTTAACAACGGATTAACTAATGTGTATGCAACCCAATCTCTGCGCGAGAGTTGATAAATTGTAATATAATCAAAAAATGGATTTTTCTTATCATTGTTAAGTCCGTAATTAGGAACCCTGCCAAAATATTTGTCTCTAGGTCCATAAGCTGCTTCATTGCCGCCAACAATTCTGTTAGCGTCATCAAAGTAATATCTGTAATACTCTTCTAATAATGCTCTAGTAACACCAGTATTATCATCATGAAATGCAATTCTACAGTCTTGATAATCAACTCTAGTTTGTACATTCTTTTTACGATTGTATTGTTGTTTGTTTTCTACGCTTGCTCTAAAGCTAGGCAAATCAGCACTCTTAACAAGTATTCCTAATTCTTTTTGGAATCTAAATGTATTTGAATCTGCATTATTGCCTACTTCTCTGTTAGGTTCAAACCTAACATGATACATGTGTTTTGTTTTAGGTGCAAATGCAAAATTACTTTGTGTATAAATTTGGTGGGCATGACGTGCGTCACGCAAGTGGTTTGCTGACTGCAGATTGTTTAGGAATAAATCTTTTAAACTCATACTAATATTTATCCTTATGATTTAACCATGTATATTATATAGAGAAAAGCGGCGACTGAATTAACAATCTCCGCTTTCTATGTAAAATACCAATCTTAGCTAATTGTATTAGCCAGTAACAGTAGTGCCACCAATAGCAGCGTTTGTTGCTCTTGCAACTGCTTCGCCAATACCTTCGAACGAATCGTCTGCACCAAACTGAATAGCGTTGTCATAACGTATAGTCAGTGAAGTTGTTACAGCTTCGTTTGTAGCATATGCTAATGAATTATAGTTTGCTGATTCAATATAGCAGCCTACTAATTGGAATTTATCAATAACGTTAGCACCATTTGCTCCGTTGCCACCGTCTAAAATTTCAATACTAGTTTGGAATTTGTATGTACCACTTGACACTGCACTTGCTTGTTCGAAGAAATCGAACTGCTTTTGTAGCTGCTGTCCAACAACTTTTTGTACGTTGTTGTTTGCATCTTCGCGTAGTGTTAGTGTAATTGGTTCCCATGTGTGCTTACCAGCAAGATAAGTTTTGCTGTTGTAAGCTTCAATTGTCATTTGTTCAAAACTAACGTTTGGACGAGTTACGTCTACTACTTGTCTTGATATTTCTCTAGTTCCATCTGGTCCACCAGTTGTACCAAAGCTGTCTAGTAATACTCTAAAGCGATACTGTAACTTAGGCATCAATAATGATGAGTTGGATCCAGCACCTTCTGTAGGTACACTGATGTTTTGTAATGTTGTAATTGGCATTCTGTTATCTCCTGTACAGTATTTATGCTTAAATGAGTGAGGAATTTTCCTCACTCATTATATGCGCATATTAACCTAGTGCTGCAATTTCGCCTGTGTTCTTAATTCTAAGCGGTATGTATATAAACTCAATAGCTTTTACTGGTTCAATAGCAATGTCTAAGTATAGCTCATTACGATCTATTCTCGCTGGTGTGTTGTTACTTTCATCACACACAACTAGGAAGTCGTAAAGTGCTCTTAGTGCTACTAATTCTAGTAATAGCGCATCAGCTGCCGCTTTAACTTGATCACGTGTGATCTTGTCATTTGGCTCAAACAAGTAAGGTTTCGCTAATAGCTCTAGCTGTCCACGTAAGTAAACAGTTAAACGTGCTACGTTAACGCGATCCAATGCACTTGCATTTTTTGCACGAGTCTTTTGTCCAAATACAACAAGCCCTGCTCCTGCTAGGAACGTAATTGGGTTAATTGCGTTTGAATACAATGTATCGCGCTGTCCTGTGTTCAATGCTACTGACTTAAATTCGCCTTCGCTAGTAATATAACCTGAACTCGAAGCATTACTTACTCCACCGCGTCGTGTTCCTGCTGGAGCAAACCAGGGGAAAGCAACTTGGTCGTTTAGTATAATAGTACGTAGCGCCATGTGACTTGGTGGAACAACAATGTTGTTACCAGCGTTATCACTTGAGAAGCCCGAACCGTAGTACATAGCTAAGTACTCGTCTCTACTTACTGCACCGTCATCATTATCTTCAAGTGCTAGTTTAACGTTAGTTGCCCATTCATTTAATGAAGTTGCATCTGGTGTTAAACGGAATGGTGTATCACCAACAACAAATGCTGTTAAGCGTCTATCGTAGTTTAGTGTGATCATTTCACCAATTAGCTCTGGATAACCAGGAGCAGCTAACAAGTTAAACTGACGACTTTCTTCGTCACGTATATCTTGATTGCTGTTAACTAATGCCTGTAGTGCTTGTACAACACTCTTGCGTTGTGCATGGCGTCCAAAGCTGCCTGAACCATCAGCTTGGTTACCTGAATCAGTAACCCAACGATGTGGATAGTAAGCTGCCATCGAAGCACCAACACCAGCTGTTTGCTGACGGATGTTTTTAGCAGCTACGTCTACATAAGTGCGCTCAAAACGCTTAACGTTAAATCCACTCTTGCGTAAGTTCCATAACAACATACCAGTTGGGTATAGTGCTGGATCTGGGCAATCTGTGTCTACAAAGTCACTTATAAGTAGTTCTGCAATAGTTGCACTTGGTGCGTCTGTTGCTGTACCGCCTGTGTCGCCTTCTCGTGCATCTGCAAATAGTACACCATTTTCTGTAGTTTGATCTGCTTTATCAAGTAAGATCCACTTCAATAATGTTGCGTTCCATCTGTAAATTGCTGGATAGCTTTCAACGTCTGCTGTACTAACCCAAATATCACCTTCAACTAGTGCTGTTAGATCTGATTGTACAGTAGGAGCTGTTGCTGCTACTTGTGGACCATCTGGACTAGTGCCACTATATGGACTAGAAACTGCTGATAAACCAGATCCTCCAACGTAGTTAAGACCAACCCAGTCACTACCGTTATGTACAAGGATGTCAACTTCATCAGTTACACTGTTGTACCATAACTGCTTGGATGTTGCTAAACTTAATGGAACTGTGCTTGATGCTGTGTAAACCAATGGCTTCCAGTTTGAAGCTACTAAGCCAGTTGCTGCTGGACCAGTGTATAAGTTAGCTGTAGTTGCTGCTGCAAAACCGTATAGTGCTAGTCCGCCGTCGGTATCAACAAGATAAATGTCGCCGCCTAATTTGTGCTGGATTACTACTTTATTGTTTGCGTCAACTAATGCTACAACATTAACTAATCCTTTAGCGTTAATAGCTGCTGCAAGTAATTCAGCATCAGTAGAAGCTGCTGTAGATGTAACACTTACTGTTACTGCTGATGTTAGTACTGCACTATTAGCTTTAGTTTCTTGTATAGTAAATGTGTAAGTTGCTGCTGTTACGGCAGCGGCTACGGTAGTACCAGTAACGCTAGTTGCGCCTGACGCTACTCTAGAATATAACTTGTAGTTACCAATTGGGTTAGCAAGCTCGTCTACGTTAGTCTTAACATATAGTGCGCCTGCTGCAAGATTTGCACCGCCGCCTGTTTTATCAAGTCCGTAAATTGCGCCTTGTGCTGTAGTATACATTGGTGCTGTTACAGTTGACCAAAGCTGTGTAGCTGTGCTGTACTGCTTTACACTAATGTTTGCTCCGCCATTTGGAGTAGTTGTTTTAATCCAAACACTTCCACTTGGTGCTGGAGAAGTTGCTCCAGTTTTATATGTAGGAACACTAGTATGTGGTGCTGCTTCTAATCTTGGACCGCTGTATGTTGCTGCTGTTATACCTAAGTCACCCATCAATCCAGCTGAGCCTTCAGCAACTGCTATTTTGCCATCAGCAACTGAACCGTTTGACTGACTTGCTGCATCTGCATAAAGCTCAATTGATCCATCAACTAATGCTGATGTTACGCCTGCAATACCTGCTGCGTTAATAATTCCAACAAGCTGGGCAATAGTTGTACCTGTTAATGCAACAGCAGTACCGTTAATGCTAATAGTTTCACTTGTAGTTAGTACTGGATTTGTTGTTGTGCCGCGTGTTGCAGCCCAACTTGCCTTCCAAGGATTGCCGCCGACTTCTACCCAAGTACCTGTGTTAGTTGCTCTTTGTGCAGTTGTGCCATATCCTGGTGACTTGTAATACAAACGGTTCATTGTGTCGTTTGCGTCAATTGCATAATCGCCAATTTGGCCAATTGATGCTTTTGGTACTCCAGCTAATGCGTTACCAACTAAGTCAGTTACTACTGTAAGTACCGTGCGTGATTGCGCTGTAAAGCTTTGTCCGCCTACAACACTAACTGCCGAGCCGTTCCATTCAAGTATACCGTAGTTACTAATGCTAGTATCATTCCAGTATGCATTGTTTGCTGCTTCGCCACCTGGTGCTGTTGCACTTGCTGTAAGCTCTGTTGCGTCTAAATCTGCGCGAACTACATATGCACGATTCGAAACGCCTAATGTAGAGTAAGCAGCTTGTAAACCGTACTCGTTAAGCTCTCCGCCGTGAATCATATTACCGTTGGTGTCACTGTAAAATAGTGGATCGCCAAATGTTTCACCTAGCTCGCGTTGGCTGGTGATTAAGTATGGTTTGCCTGCGTTTGTTTTAGTAGTACCTACTGCTGTTCCTGTGCCGCTACTTTTAGTTTTATTACTAGCTGTAACTACAAAGATCATAGGGACCGTTCCAGCCGCTGCTGGTGTGTAGAATGATTCGTCAATTACTTTGACTTCTACACCTGGTGATACTAATGCCATGTTATCTCTCCTGTTGGATGGTAAGTGTTTGTGTTCTTATACAGTATTTATTACATTGACAATAAAACACCTAACAAACACACCCGAAAAAGGCACCGAAAAGGTGAGGTAAATACAATATGAGACCTTTATGTATATGCAAGCAACGACCGGCGGCTATTAACTACCGCAAAGATGGAAAAACTTATTATAGAAAGAAATGCGAAACGTGTTTGCGTAATGGCATTGGTCACGGAATACCGTTATGGAAACAACGTGGATACGATAAGAAAGATTCATGTGAGAAATGCGGGTTTAGAAGTACGTACCCAGAAGTGTTTAATGTATTTCACATGGATGGAGATTTAAAGAATTGCAGACACACTAATCTTAAAACTATATGTGCTAACTGTCAGCGCACAATACAAAAAGAAGGTATACGCTGGAAGCAGGGAGATTTACGTCCTGACTTCTAAGTGAGTCATTAACTGATCTAAATTAAACTTTAAATCTTCTAATGTGCCATTGTTGTCAATTGTAAAGTCAGACATCCATTGCTCTAAGCTCATTGAGTCGGTAGATTCAGCTTCTAGATGTATACTGCGATCAACCCAAATACAGTAATCAAATACGCCAGTGTTTTGCATTGCAAAGAATTCACGTTTGTTGCGTAACCCACAATAGATATCGTAAGCTTCAAACATCTCTCTACCTAAAGTTGCTGCATCAGGAACATTATAATCACAAATAGCATTATACCATTCTGCTCTGTGATTATGCCTGTCAGCATAACACTCTTCCTCATTAGCGTATCCATACTTTTCCTTTAGGTCATTATATATAAATTGTAAACTGCAAAATTTCGAACTGCTTTCAAAAGTGTACCCGTAACTGTCACGTAGCATCTCACAAACTGTGTCTTTACCATGTCGTCCATGACCTATTACTAATAACTTGGGTTTGTTCATATGAATCTCCTAACTAATTATATATATTATACATTAAAAGTTAGGAGCTGTCAAGTGTTTTTAGCCTATTATGAAGCCGTATCCTGTACCGCCAGCAACTGCCATAGATACTTCAATTTCAAGTTTATCCATTTCTTGCTGTGCTTCTGCTTTTAGAGTGTCGCCGTTTAGCGTGGAACCGCCTTGTGGGCCTGCAATAGTAGCAAACTTTGAACGTGCTTCGCCAAGCATATACTTACATGCTGCAAGTGTATAATCTTTAATCCACTGCACTGCTAAGTAATCACTCAATAACTCGCTATCTGGACGATAGTTATAAGCAAAAAGTAAAATTTCTTCTTCTGCTCTAGGGCGTTGTAGCAATGTTAGTTTCTTATTAGTGTTGTTCCATTTAAACTCAATTTCTGAGCCAAACATACGTCCTACTAATTCTTGATGCTGTGAAAACATATCGTACGTTGCTAGTCCGCCTAATTTAGATCCTGATAGCAAATATGTGTTTGTCATAGCTGCGTTAAACGGTTCAAACAAACTGCCGCCGTTGCCGCCGTTTCCACGTGATCCAATGCTCCTGCGATGCAATTTACGAACTTCCATTACCACGCTAGGTAATACATATTCGTTTTGATCAACAACCGTAGTTAAGAACAAATAGCTCTCTTCTACACTATTTTCACTACGCTGTCTAAAACGTGTTAGTGCCTTTGTTAAGGCTGCTTGGTAATGTATTGGATCAAGTTCAACATCAACCATTCCTCCTCCGAGAAATGTGTGTACATAATCAAATACTTCTTGTTTTTGTGTCGCTGTTGTCATGTGAAGTTCTCCAATAGTATTTATCTTAACGATAAATATGTATAACGAATAGGAGAAGAGCTATCCCTCGCTTATCATTATATAAACCAGAACGTGGCAACGATTATTATTTCTTAGACAAACAAATCCAGGAAATGTTTACTATCGGCGGCACCGACCTTAATATTCACAAATTCTTAGGTGCAGAAAACCCTGCGGTAGGGGAAGGCACTGCTGATCAACCTACTTATGATGCTGTTAAAGAAACTAATATACAAGACTTATTATTTCTTGAAAACAGAGACAGAAAGTATGATCCTGACATTTATAGTATGCGTGGCATTTACAATGTTCAAGATATCGACTTTGACTTATCGCAATTTGGACTTTTTCTAAGCAACGATACACTAATGCTAACCATACACATTAATAGTAGTGTTAAAACACTTGGTAGAAAAATAATGAGCGGTGATGTAATTGAATTGCCGCACTTAAAAGACGAACATGCTCTTAATGATCATAGTGTTGCACTTAAACGGTTTTACGTTGTAGAAGATGTTAACCGAGCAGCAGAAGGATTTAGCCATACTTGGTATCCACACTTATATCGTTTAAAACTAAAGCAGATATACGATGGTCAAGAATACGCAGAAATAATGGATCTTCCTATGGAAGAAGGCTCTGCTAATACGCTTAGAGATTTATTATCAACTTACGAAAAAGAAATGCAAATTTCTGATGCAGTAGTTGCACAAGCAGCAGTAGATGCTCCTAAGAGTGGGTTTGACACAAACCATTATTACTCTATTGCTACTAATGAAGACGGTAGTGTTGCATTACAAACAGCAGATGATGCTGATATAGATGCAAGTAATTTAATGGGTGCAGACGCAGTTAGTGCTAAACCTAATAGAGAAGGTTATTCAGGATACTTAGTAGGAACAGGCTCCGAAGCTCCAAACGGTGCACCATTTGGGTTTGGCATACAATTTCCAACTAATAACGAAGACGGCGACTACTTTTTACGTTCAGACTTTTTGCCAAATAGAATGTTTCGATATGACGGCGCACGTTGGGTTAAAGTTACTGACGATATTAGAATGACACTAAGTAATACACTTCAACGAGCAACACAGAAATCGTCGTTTATTAATAACACTAATACTAATACTATAGACGGGGTATCTGTGCCTGAGCGACAAAGCTTGTCCAAAGCACTTAAACCTAAGGCGGATAATTCATAATGCAACATTTTTACGATGGTCAAGTAAGACGGTACCTTACACAAATGATGCGAGTACTTGCAAACTTTCCTGTACAAGACGGAAAAGGCGGGCAAAAAGAAGTGCCTGTTACTTACGGTGATTTATCTCGTCAAGTAGCAAACATCATTAGAGAGAATAGCGAGAACAAGCTACCTAGTGCGCCACGTATTGCTGTTTATTTAACAGGATTAGAGTTAGATAAAGATCGTCTAACAGACGCAACATATACACGCAAAACAAATATTAGAGAACGTGAGTACGACACTGTAAATAAAGAATATTTAAATACTCAAGGTAAAAACTATACAGTCGAGCGTTTAATTCCTACTCCTTATATGATGCGATTAAATGCAGATATTTGGACAACAAATACAGATCAAAAATTACAGTTATTAGAACAAATACTTGTATTATTTAATCCTAGTCTAGAAATGCAAACTACAGATAATTTTATTGACTGGACTAGTATTAGTGTTATTAATTTAGAAAATGTAACTTGGTCAAATAGAAGTGTTCCTGTTGGTATCGATAGTGAAATAGATATTTGCACACTTACATTTACTATACCTATATACATTAGTCCACCTACTAAAGTACGCAAGATGGGCGTTATTACAAACATCATTACAAGTATGTTTGATGAAACTCTAGGTACTATTGAAGACGGCGTAAGTAAGCCTATATTAAATGCATATGATGATGTGCCGCGTCCTGGTGTTACTGAAGGTAAATTTGGAAGATCAGCACAATCATCTACAGCAGCAAATATGGCTAATGTTAATTATGCAACATGGGGTGCGTTTGTAAATGGAACAGAAGCTCAGTTGTTTTCAAATGGCATAGTTGGTAATAAGAACTGGAGAGAGATATTCGAAGTTCTTCCTGGAATGTATGCTGCTGATGTAAGTCGAATTTATTTTACAAATAGCGATAATGCTAAAACAGTTACAGGTACATTTACACTACATCCATTTGATGAAGGTAAAATAGCAATTAATTGGGATGCTGATAGTTTTCCAAGTGATACTGTAATAGATGCTAGAACTAGTATTGATTATATTATTGACCCAACTAACTATAATCCAACTGCTATCAAAACTAGTGGTGTTAGACTGTTACTATTAGATGATGTAGGTAGTGCTACTGCAACTCAATCTCCGGTAGCATGGCAAAATGCAGATGCTAGTGCGCTAGTTGCAAGTGCTAACGATATTATTGAATGGGACGGTGCTAAGTGGAATATTGTGTTCGATGCAAGTGCTGCAACTGAAATTACATACACTACCAACTTAAACACAAGCGTACAGTATAGATTTAATAACAACGAATGGTTGTTAAGTGTAGACGGTGATTATCCAGTTGGTACATGGAGAATTGAACTCGGCGGGTAAGTACATGTATGAACGAAATGATTACTTGCAGTGGAGCACTGTTTTACACACTAGATACAAATAGATTTTTATTCTTACATCGTGCCCAAGGACGACGGAATAACTTATGGGGATTAGTAGGCGGCACTAACGAAGGTGCTGAAACTCCATGGGAAGGTCTTAAACGAGAAATAGAAGAAGAAATTGGATTTATTCCAGAGATTAAGAAAACTCTTCCTTTAGAAAGTTTTATTTCCCCTGATAGTAGATTCTATTTCCACACATACCTTTGTGTTATTCAAGAAGAATTTGTTCCTAAGCTTAATACGGAACATGACGGGTATGCTTGGTGTAGCTTCACTAAATGGCCCAAGCCTTTACATCACGGGCTACGCAATACACTCCAAAGTAAAGTTAACTTAACTAAGTTAGAAACTGTTTTTAAAACAATTAATTTACTTGACAAATAACCTAAAAGATAGTATAATAACACTATGAAAGTACTAGTTCTTGGTGATGTAATAATCGACAAATATATCTATGGCACTTCAGAACGACTAAGTCCTGAGGCTCCTGTGCCTGTTGTCAAGTATCGGCGTGAAGTTGAATCACTTGGAGGTGCTGGACTTGTTTATGAAAACTTAAAAAGCCTAGGTGTAGATGTAACACTGTTTGAGACTGGGCAACCTAGTAGTATTAAAACTAGAGTAATTTGTGACGGACATTATATTACACGTATAGACGATGACATAAGTGCAGATGGTAAGGCGGTATTAGAAACTATAGAGTTACAAGACTTTTCAGAATACGAGTATGTTATATTAAGTGATTATAATAAAGGTGTACTAGACGAGTCGCTTGAAATTATCGAACACATTAACAAATTTAATTGTAAAATAATTGTAGATCCTAAAGAACATGCAAATCAGTATAAGGACGCATGGCTAGTAAAGCCCAACTACAAAGAGTTTGACGAGTTTGGATTTACGTTTTGGCAAAGTAATATTATTACAACTAAAGCCGGGGACAATGTTGTTGCTACAATAGATAATGTAGATTACAATATTCCAGTTGAATCTGTAGAAGTATCAGATGTTACAGGAGCAGGAGATTGTTTCTTGGCCGCATTTGTATACGGATTAACAAAGCAATACAATCATAAGAAGTGTTTAGAACTTGCCGTTAAAGGTTCTAGGGAAGCAGTTAAGCACGTAGGCACACACACGCTTACTATAAGCGATATAGAAGAACGCATAGTGTTTACTAACGGAGTCTTTGACATACTACACACAGGACATTTTGAGCTACTAGCTGAAGCAAAATCGCTTGGCGATAAACTAGTTGTAGGTATTAATAGTGACGCAAGTGTAAAGCGTCTTAAGGGTGAAGACCGGCCTATTAATGATGCTGTAAAGCGTATTAGACAATTAGAAATATTGCCTTGGGTTGATAGAGTTGTATTGTTTAGTGACGATACACCATACGAATTAATTAAAAAATTAAAGCCGCACGTTATTGTAAAGGGCGGTGATTACACAGTAGAACAAGTTGTAGGACACGATTTGGCCGAGGTGCATCTTGTGCCTACAGTTGAAGGATATTCAACAACACAGATTATAGAGGCAAGCAAATGAAAATATTAGTCACAGGAAACAACGGCTTTATTGGTAAAAATATTTCACATTACTTACAAAGTAAAGGTCACGAAGTAGAAGGATGGGAATGGCAACCTGGTGTACTTCCTAGTACAGAAGACTTTGACTGGTGTATACACACTGGTGCAATTAGTAGTACAACATACACTGATGTAGATCAAATACTAGAGCAAAACTTTGAGTTTACTGTTAGGCTTGCACAGATATGCGAAAACTTTGGTACTAATTTACAATACGCATCAAGTGCAAGTGTATACGGTCCTACTACGCATTTTACAGAAGATGGCAAGTTACTTCCAGTAAGTCCTTATGCATGGTCAAAGTATTTGTTTGACAGATTCTTAAATCAGTATCTTGAAGAGTTTCAAATTAAAATACAAGGCTTCCGTTACTTTAACGTATACGGGCCTGGGGAAGAAAATAAAGGCGATCAAGCAAGTCCTTATACTAAGTTTACTAAGCAAGCAAAAGAAGATGGTGTTATAACACTGTTTGAAGATAGCGAAAATTTTAAAAGAGACTTTGTTTGTGTCGAAGACATTTGTCGCGCACACGAACTTATGTTTGATTCGGAATCAACTGGAATATTCAATATTGGTACTGGCACAGCTACTAGTTTTGAAACAGTAGCAAACGCAATTGCTACAAAGCATAACGCTGCTATAAATTATATTCCAATACCTGAAAATATAAAGGCACAATACCAAAAGTATACTTGTGCAAACTTAACTAAACTTAACAATGCAATAGATATGCAATGGACATCAATAGAGGATTATATCAATGGAACCAACTAGATTACAAGGCGTTGTACAAAAAGGGTGGGGCTACGAATTAATTTGGGCTACTAATGACAAGTACTGCGGTAAAATTATGTTCTTTGAACAAGAAAACGCAATGTTTTCAATGCATTTTCATAAAGAAAAAGATGAAACATGGTTTGTAAATACTGGACGATTTAAAGTACAATGGATTGATACTACTAATGCTGCGTTATATGAAAAAGAATTAAAAGAAGGCGATGTTTGGCATAACCCACCTTTGCAACCGCATAGACTAGTTTGCTTACAAGCAGGCTCAAGTATCACTGAAGTTAGTACAGCAGACAGTGTTGAGGATAATTATCGCGTTGCGCCTGGAGACAGTCAAAGGTTATCTTCTGAACAGCCCCCAACTGTCTAACAGCGTATTAAGCTTGCGCTTCGCCCCACCTAATAATAATATTTGCATCAATAGCTGATCCAGAAACTTTATAAACATTAATAGCAAGTACATCAGGTCCATTTGGATATGTTCCTCTGCCACCTAATGGTGTATTAGTAAGCTCTTTAAGATCGTTAAGATCTAGTGTTGAACGCTCACCCGGTACAGCAATGAATGAGAAGATAGTCTCACCTGGTTGTGCAAACGGTGGTTGTACAAATTCAAGTGCTAGTGTACCTGAGTTAGCTTGTAATGTACCAGTGAATGCATTGTTAAACGTTACTTCGTAATAGGAAGTGCCGGCGTAGGACAGTAATGTAACAGAGTTAATTTGAGTGTTTGCTGGAACTGTTATGCCATTGTTGCCACCGGTAACAGTAGTACCAACTTTTCCAGCTGATGCGTCAAACGATGCTACAGTAAAGTATCCGTAGTTTCTGTTTGTGCCTTCAACATTAAAGGATATAGTATATGCATCTACCGTGCCACTTGACACGCCGTTTGCCCGTTTGCTTAGTCTAAAATACCCGTAGTTATCACTGTTGTCTATATAGCCGTCTTGAATAGTAGTGTTGCTTGGAATGCCTGAGCCAGTAATTGGTTTACCTAATACTAAGCCGATATCACGTTCTCCAAATACAGCCTCAAAATCATTAGCACTTATGTTAATGTATCGAGTATTATTACCCCAGTTGCTACTTCCACTGTTTATTACGCCTGTTATATTTGGTACTGAAGTTATATTAGCTGTTGTTGCTGCTGCACCTGTACTCCACGTAACACCACCACCGGAAGCAATTTGTGCAAAGCTAGGTTGTCCACCTTGAGCAACTCCGCTTAGACCTGACCAACCAACGTCATTTGGGTTAGTTGGATAGTTTTGAGGATTAAGCACTCCTTCAATAACAATGCCGCCAGCGCCTGATTCAGATGTAACTTCTAATCCTGTTAACAATAACTGTGCTCTGTTTAATAGTTCTCTTGTTCCTAAATCTCCAATAAGTGCGTTTGATACACTAGGAGCCAATCTAATCATAAATGCTGTTTGTTTAGTTGTAGTAACTTCAACAGCAGTTTCTGCGTATGAGAAAATGTAACCACGATCTGAGTCAAAGCCGCCGTCTGTAATAAACGCACTACCCCAGTGACTAATTAACGGAGTAATTGTTTGTGATATTAATATTACTCCTGTTCTATCAGCGTGTGTAGCAGCTACGGCTGCTGTATAACTTCTATTTGCGCCAGCTTGGAAGTTTGTAAATGTTGCACCTCTAGTTAATCCTGTTAGTGTGTTGTCTGTTCTTCCAGTAAACGTCATAATTTCGTTGTCAATGTAAATAGTACCAGCATATGGAAAGAAACTTCCATCAAACAATTCAAGAGTAGTTTGACTATTAGTCATACCTGCTGCCAACTTCCCGCTTGGACCTTCGTTAGTAACTTCATAGCGTACAGGTAAGTTACCTGAGCGCATAAATGCTTCTGTGTTTATGTTTGAGTTACGCATTCTGTGTGCAAATACAAAGTTGCCGTTTGCGCCACGTAGCATGAAGTCAATAAAACCAGCACCATACCAACTGTACTGAATACCAATCATTTGCATTTTAGCAATATCAATATCGTATCCACTTGGGCCTGTGCCGTCTAGCCTATCTAAGTTAAAGTCTTTTTGCTTTACTTTTTTATCAGCTACTAAGTTAATCTTTGCACCTGTAATGTTTACTACACCGCGCCAGTCCGGAGTAACTGTCATGCCAGTTTGACTATTAACATGCGATACAACATGTGTCATACCTTTAATAACAATTCTATCGCCGGCTTTTAGTTGATCTTGGAAACGTGTGTTTGTTCCTACAATTGCGTTATCGTCAACAGTTAATGCAATTGTTCCTGCAAGCTGTCTTGTGCCAGTACGCTGATTAACACTAACGTTAGTGCCATCAAACTCCCAGAAAATGCCGTTTTGATCATCAAAGATTCCTGAACGTACAGTAGCACCGTGCCAAGCTACAACACTCATTTGTGAGCCAAATCCTAGTACAGCAGTTGTTGCTCCTAGTCTACGTACTGCGCGAACTTTAAATGTGCGCTCGTCTACTACTTCCTCTACAGTATAATCAAACTTTGGAGGAACAGCAGTTTGTTCGCCACTATTAAATCCTGGAGTTTCTACACCTATAAGTCTAATCACGCCACCTGGTTGTACGCCATGATCGTTGTCATCTGTTACAATAGTAATTAACGAGTTAACTTCAACACCGTCTGCTGTAATACTGCGTATATCGTAACTTGGAGCAAACAATGCACCAGTTGTATACATAATACCTTTACCAGACTGATATCTAATATATTTTTTACTTTGACGTATTGCTTGTGCGCCGTGTTGTGGTCCGCCCGTTCCTAACATAACGCCGCCATCAAATGGTCTGTGTACAAAGAAGCTATCTGGTCTTGGATATACTGCGCCTTGTATTACGTTGCTAGAAACATCAATTGCTCCAACTGCTCTTGCTTGGAATCTTAAACTATTTACTGTAGGTATAGTTGTAGCAATGTACGATCCTGCTGTTAAGTTATGATTGTTGCTGCCAGCATCTGATGTAATAGTAGTAATAAATGAAGCGCCAGGTACTAATCCGTGTGCATTATCAAACGTAGCATCAATAATTGCAATAGCACTAAACGTAATACTTTGATTAATTGATATAGGTGCTGTTGTAGCTTCTGTCATAGTTATTGTTGATATTAAATCAAGGTTGGTGCCATAATTAGCTATTGCTGCATTGGGGGTTGTTCCACCAATAGCGCCGGTGCCGGCATTAATATTTGATACAGTTAATACTATATCATTTGCAGGTGATGCGCCATCAAATGCTGTTCCTGGAAGAATAATTCTGTCGCCGAGTGCGTAGCCTGTGCCTAGAGCACTAGGTGCAACTGAATCATAAGATGTAAAGTTTTTGTTAATTTCAAATGTCGCGCCTGCACCTAAGATTGGCATGTTACTCGGAGATACTGCTGTGTATGGGCCGCCGGCCGTGGCTGCTGTGCCTGAGCTTGAAATGCCAGTAATTACACCAGTTGCTACAGCATCAATAGCAGTAACATTAATAGTAAGGTTGTTTGCAGGACTTGTACCCGACAGCACTACGCCGCTGACTGTTAATACTTGTCCAGATCCATAGAAAGTACCGCCTGCATTTATAGATGTTGTGTAGCCGGCGCCCGCAATTGCAACATCAAAAGTTGCACCTACACCAACTTTGTTTGCTGATGCTACGGCGTATTTGCTACCAGTTGTTGTAGCAGAACCAGTTGCTGTAATAGCAGTAATATCTCCTGTTCCTCCAACATTATCAATTGTAATCGTTAAATCATTTGCTGGAGTTGCGCCACCTAGTGAAGTACCTAGTATTACAAATGTCTCAGTAGGCTGATAATCACCGCCTGCTTGGGTAATTGATACAGCATAGTTACCGTTTGAAGCAGCAATGCCAAACACTGCTGATGTACCAGATGATCCAGCATATGTTCCAAGTCCTATTATTGATGTTGAAAAGCTAAGATTTACAAAAGGCGGAGTACCAGTAGCTGTTGATCCAGTTATTGCTCCACTTCCATCAACAGCATCAACAACAATATATAAATCATTAGCTGGCGATGTGCCTCCTATATCAGAACCTAGTATTTCAACCAAGTCAGCTACTACAAAACTTGCTGACGCATCAGTTGTGTCTAAACCAACACCAGTAATCGATATTGATGCAATAGCATCAGATGCACCAACAGTGTCAATTGTTATTGTTGCATTATTTCCTGGTGTTACACCACCTAAGTTTGCACCTAGTATTGTAAATGTTTCATTCACTACAAAGTCTTGACCTGCTGTTGTAATAGTTGCAGTATATGTAGTTCCTGTTTTAGTTACAGCAAATTTTGCTCCGAAGCCAACGCTACCGGCATATGACATTGCCGGTGATGCAAATACAACTGTTCCAGATGATTGGGTAACTGAAGTATATGCTCCTGCTGTGTACGCTAAGTCCCAAAGTGCTCCAGTACCTGCGGGTGTATATGCTCCTGATATGCCAGTTAATGATAATGAGCCGTCCCAATGTACACCTACGTGTGTTACAGTAAGTATTCCGCCATTAGCTGCAACAGAGGCTACAGTTATAACTATATCGTTAGTGCCTGACACGCCGCCTAACGTTATGCCGTCTAGTTTAAGTCTATCACCTATTTTATAAAGCGTGCCTGCTGCATTTACTGCAACAGTGTATGTGCGTCCTGCGTTCTCGTCGAGCGCAATATTAAATGTTGCATTGATACCGTTGTTAGTATCGTTTGTCCCGCCGATGCCCGGATATGTCTTTTTGTTTGGTACTATAGCTGCTGTAAATGCATCTGTAACATCAATATAAGTTGCTGTTACGTTATTAATATAAGTTGCAGTGCCATCGCCTTTGTCTAGGGCTAAGTTAGGGACTATACCAGTAGTGTCTTCAAGATACACTCGAGTTCCTGCAATAGCAGTGTTATCAGTTACTATTGGAGTTAAGTAGGTGCCGCCGCCTGCACTAGTATCAATAATACTAGTTACCTGCGAGCCTGTTGGTATAGCTGCGTTAGTAAGTGGAGAACCAATTTCTGGGGCGTTCCCATCAAATGGTATAATTGTTTCGCCAGTTGCTATTCCTAATTGAGTAGTTATTGTTCCTGAGCTACCATTACTTACAACTGTAAATACTGGACTACCAATTGTTGCTCCTGTGTAAAAACCAGCTTGTCTTAACTGTGTATATGTTGTAGATAATGTTGTTGGATTAACTGTACCAACTTTAGATTTTGCATAAAAAGTAAAAGTACTAGTTGTTGGGATTTCTACAATAACAAAGCTACCCTCGGCTCTTGCTGCACCATTAACACTATCTTCAAGTGCTTTAATAGTAATAGGAGTGCCTGCTGTAAAGCCATGTGGCCCTACTGTTGTAACAGTAATTAATGATTGACCAATTCCGCTTGTGCCTGCTGATGCGTCAGTTACTACGCTAACTACTTGAGTGTCAGTGCCTGGTACTTCGTATACACTTGGATATCCTCTAAGTGTTGCTATAGCTGCCCACTTAGTAGGCTGCAAGCCGTACTCAAAGTCAGCATCAAGCATTGATAATGGATTTGCTGCACGTGGACGTTCAATGGCATCTGTACCAAAGTCGTATGGTCTAGTAGTTACAACACTCTTTCCGTTTTCAATTTGTTCTACAAAAAGTTGTATGTCATCTGTACTGCTATGTGCGCTAGTATTATAATTTAATTTAATAGTAGTTATGCCGTCAGTAATTTGTAAAAATTTAGCAAAGTCTGGATCTTCAGTAACACTGTTAGTATTAATGGTTACTACGCCACCAGTAGTAATACTAGTAAAGTTATATATTACTTCACTTTTAGTACTGTTAGTAATCAGCAGTATTTCGTCAATACTGTACTTGCCTTGGAACTTAACCGAACCAACACCTTCATCTACAAGCTTAGGCAGTGATAGTAAACCGTTTTGTATAGTGTCTACTGTGTTGAACGCTAGTGTGTTAATTTTTGCTGCTGGTCCAGATGTTACTGAATTTGTTACAGCACTTGAAAATGTATGTAATGATGTATCTGAACTAATGCCTACACTAGCAGTTACAGTAGTACTAGTTACCGATGTAATAGTAATTGGTGCGTAATAATACGGGTCTTTGCCTTTGGTGTTTGGGACACCTGATGCTCTTGGATACGGATGTAGCGTTGCGTTGCCATCAAGAGCACAAGTAAATGTTATGCCTGCAGGAGCAATATGTATTTCGTCTCCTACTTGAAGCGTATGACTGCCAATTGTTATTGTCATTTTTCCAGTAGTAGGAATGTATGTTGCATCAGTTGGTGTAAATTGTGCTGTTGCTTCAGTTGCAGTGCCTGATGTTGTTTGTACTACTTCAGTTTGCAGAGAAGTATAAGATACTTGTGCTAGAATATTATTTTGGATTAATTGTCCAATCCAATAGTGTGCAACTAATTCAGGACCTCGAGATCCGTCGACTTGTGCAACAGTTTGATCCCAGTAATACTTAATATTATTATAAGTTTTCTCGTTGCCGCCATAACGCAAATCATTTAAGTACGAGTCAAGTATATAGCCGACATCTCTTTCGCATTTTAGTACACTAGTATTTGTATAATTATAAAACGTATCCTGTGTAGCATTTGTTACAGAACTTATCCAAGTGTGGGTAGCAGTGTCAGTTGATACTCCAGCATCAACTGTAATATTTACATTTGCTGTAACTCCTGTAACTATTAATGCCTTACCGAGGAACGGAACAGCTCCAGCAGAGCTGTTAGTAAATGTTATTCCGCCTGCTGCAATAATAATTGCATCACCTATATTTAAATTGTGTGTGCCAATTGTTAATAATAATACTCCAGTAGTAGGAGTGTATACTGCTGCTGTGGGGGTATACTGTAATGCTGTTGCAACCCTGTTAGCTATAAATGCACTCATTTCTTTCTGTATGAAAGATTTATTAGAGCTTATTAATCCGTAAGCATTTGGAAAACGACTATCGTTTGCCCCGATACCAGGTTTAAATACATAATTTTTTATTTGCGTCTTTGCCATGTTTTATAATCCAAATGCTATTGATAGTGATAGTGCGGTACTATCTACATATTGTTTGTTAGTTACAGCACTAGCAGTTGCAGGCAATGCTGCAATCGTAGCTGCTGTAAATATTGCTGTGTTAGGAGTTATTGCTCCGATTACTGTGTTATTTATAGTAGTGTTGACTACTGGTAGGGTCGAACCGGTAAGTCCAATAGTGCCTATTGAATTGCCGTCTATCCTCACAAAAATTTTATTTGCTGCTGTAATATCTAAGTCAGTAGGAGAGCCAATACTTGTAATACCAAGACCGTCAATATTTAATGATCCGCCGACATATAAGTCACCAGCAATGCCAACGCCGCCAGCAACTGTAACTGCGCCAGTTAATGAACTACTTGCAGACGTTGTGTTAGTAACTGCTATACTACCATATAATCCAACTGGATCTAATACTGTTATAGTTCCATATATAGTGCCAGTAGCGTTACCGTAATATAATTGATCCGGCGCATCCGAGGCCATATTAAACGTAAGCCTACCAGATGATTTTCCTTGGGCAGCTGACCCAGTTGATGAATCACTGTGGCGCAACCCTTCGTTATATAAAGTTAGTGTTCCTACAACACTACTAAAAATACTAAACGTAAGTGTACTTAATGTTAGATCAATTGATTTAGATGTATTTCTATACATTGTTAGTGCAGGATTGTCAGTGCCGTTACCAGCTACAGTTCTAAAGTCTCCATCTACTTCAGTAAACGTAAAGTCAGCAATAGCGCCAGCTTCTGCTCCTTCGAGTATAAGTGATTTAGCAGTGATATTTCCTGATGAGTCTACAGCAAAGCTAGGGCTTTCAAACCCGCTTTTAGATTTTAAGGGTGCATTTACAATCGTCGACATATATTACATTACTCCATCCACTTGTATTTATCACTTAAAATATTTAACGAGTAAGCGTATTTTGGCAATGAAAGTACTGTGCAGTGTAAATAACCTTTACGCCATCGTTTCCAGTTATAGGTGTGTTTGCTTGTCCGCCCATGCCATTGTGATAAACACAATAATAGTGTAAGGTAGGTGTATTTGCAGCAACAACTATCTCAGTATATGCTCCTGCGGTTCCTGCGGTTCCGACTACAGTAACACCTGTAGTGTACTCAGTACCACTCTCATGAATGCCGTGTGGGGTTACTGAAAATCTTAGTGGGTGGTTACTGTTACTAGAATCTGATTGATCAAATTTATATGTGCTACCTTCTACTAGATTAAGAGTATCTTGCCGTAGTCCGTCTATAAAGTATTTATTACCCTGCGAAGTACTAACTACCGTAACAACATATGTTGGGGTTACAACCGGTGTTACAGCAGGACTTACTACAACTTCAACGTAGCTTTTGTTTACAGTAGCAGATACAGCAATCAACTCACGCACTGTATGATTTCTGGCATATACTACTATACTAGCAACATCGTCTGTTGCTGTTACTAATACTTTAATTATTTCTTTGTGTGTTGTATCAAGGTCTGATGATATAGTATATTCAACTGACGACATTTCTCCAACATAAAATCGATCTAATAATGTATCAGTATATACTTGTTTCCAGGGGCCATTATGACTTGTGCCTGAATTGTTTTTAAATAATACTGTATTTTTTAACCCGTCGGTTAAATACTTTGTAAGTCGTTGCATAGTAAACCCCTATCTTTGTAATATTTATCAATTAAGAAGCTTACCTTTCAATATCCAATTTGCACTAACACGCCTAGGTACTGTGCTAGTTATAGGACAATGGTCAATTCGACAATCAAAAAATAAAGCTGAATTTTCTTTATGTTTATATGTTGCATCTTTAAATTGTGTTCCGCCGTCAGCATCATTAACATAATATAATAAACTATAATATCCTTCATCATACATATCTTGGTGCCACCCGGTGTTTTGCCCAGCTGTATAAAAGTTAACCATGCATCTATGAAGATACTCTAATTGAAATATATCTTTGTTTGCATCTAACCAATAATCAAGTGCATATATTAGCGTATCAGTTCCATGCCAATTGTTTGTATTATTTGTTATGTTAAACGGTTGTGTGAAAAATGCTCCAGCGCCATCTTTCCCTCCAGAGCTAGGATAATTCCAGTTGACCATAGGATCTAGAAGTTGATTATTAACTTTTTTATGTAGCCACTCCGGCAAAAAATTATCAAACTGTTTCATTAGTTATTTACAGTCAATAATTTATTATACTCAGGCAAATACAAATACTCTATCTTACTATATGCTAATGTGTGTAGTGCATCAGTTAGTGTTTCAACTAAAGGCTCGCCGCCTAAGTTAAAGCTAGTATTAAAAATAATTGGACATCCTGTCTTTTCTTTAAACGCTTTAATAATATTATAGTAATGCGGATTCTGTTCATGTGTAACTGTTTGTATGCGGCAAGTTCCGTCAACATGAATAATAGCAGGGATCTTTTCAGCAATACCTGGTTGACAATTAACAGCATACATCATATGCGGACTGTCTTCCATACCACGTAAATCAAACCATTCATGCGCATCTTCAGCTAGTATACTTCCTGCAAACGGTCTAAAGTATTCTCTACGTTTAATTTCGTTAACAAAGTCTTTTCCATCTTCAAATGTAGGATCAAACATTAAGCTCCTATTACCTAATGCACGTGGGCCTGCTTCAGAACGACCTTGGAAACATGCAACAATATGTTTGTTGGTCATTAAGTCAATTACACGTTGGTTGTCTGCGTCTTCAATAGTTGCGTTATACTTGTTAGCTGCTTCAGTAATTTCATTGCTGGAATAACTACGTGGAGGACCCATATAAATGTCACGTCCGTTATTCTTTCTAATATCTTCGGTTAGCATGTAATGGCCAAGTAGTGCAGCGCCGATAGATGTACCGCCATCATTTGAAATAGGTTCAACAAATAGTTCAATACCTTTGTCACGCAAGCGATCTAATAAAAAGTAATTAGCTACACAGTTAAGGGCATAACCGCCTGAAAATACTACTTGTGTTTTGCCCGACATTTTAACCGCTTTAAGTATAAGCTTATACACTTGTTCCTGTGTTTCTTGTTGTGCAGCATATGCAAGATCTCTTCTATTTTGAAGTAAAGAAAGATCGCCTTGTTGATCATGGTTAGTATCTAACTCAGGGTATGCTTGGGCGTTAACTAATGCTCCTCTAGGATAGAACGAAACAAACATATTTCTATCTGATAGCATAACGCCGTCTCCGTGCTCTACAAAAAATGGAGGTATATTTTTATTAGGCTCACCATAAGGAAATAATCCCATAGTTTTGCCTGCTTCAATTTCTTGAAAGCCTGCATATTTTGTTGCTGCTTCGTATGTTTTAGTAATGCCTGCGGAACCAGAATGAACAGCAGTATGAGTTCCTTCTTCTCCTAAGTATTCGGAGGATGCATTATGATCAATATTTGTTAATATAGTGTCTTTACATGCACTGTGCTTATATAATGTTTTAAATGTCGAAGGGTAACTACAATCTATAATTGATTCTACTTCCCACATACTCATTTCCCACATTGAATCAGGACGGTGTTTTGGTTCATAATTGTAATTTACATCTTGTACTGATCCGCATCCGTCAATGACTAAAGAAACTGCATTGTCAAATCCTGAACGATAAAACGAACATGCTGCATGCAGTTTGTGATGCTGATGACTAAGATCAATTACTTGAGGATGATTTTGTGGTTCTATACGTTGATCAATTAATCCTAGCTTACGGGCCATTCCGGTGTATATGTTATCACCTGTAAATTCAATTTTTCCAGCTGCTTCTATAGACGTAGTATGTGCCATAAACATGTAATCTACTTTGTCAGTATATTCTAATACCTTTGTCATTGCAGCGAACGGGGAGCCATCGTACTTATTTCTGCTGAGACGTTCTTCTTCAATTGAAAATACTATTTCGCCGTTTTTTACAAGACATACTCCTGCATTGTGTCCTCGAGAAATGCCTAAAATCCAAAAATCTGGTTTACTCATGTACGTTGTCCTTAATTATCAGTTGTTTATTATTGCGCTTGCAATTTTCTTTATTTGGTTTTCGGTTAGTGCCATTGCTTGTTCATTTTGCCTGTTAGCATGGTCGTCTGAAGTAATACGTATAGGATTATACACCCGTTTGCTTTTATTAAAATCAAAAACTTTAAAATTCTTGTTTTCTGGATACGAAACATTTTCAGGATATGTTGAACCTAATACTACATACGAAGGTTTATCTATTGCATGTGTAACATGTTGACCTACAGAATCACAACCAATAAATGCATCTGCTGCGTCTAGTAAGCCAAACCATTTTCGTAGATCTATATTTTCTACAAAGAATACTTCTTCTTTGACTCCTAACTTTTGAAAGTCTAAGTTAAATTCGTTCATTAGTAATATGCAATATCTATGTTCAATTAAGCGTATTAGTCGTGCAGCATCAGCTATTGTAAACGATCTTCCTGAGTTGTCAATAGGTCCAGTAGGTGTCTCTATAGCACCTAGTGTGATGCCTTTTCCAAATGGTTGAAAAATTATCAAAGGTTTGTTATTACGCTTACTTTTCATATCTGTAATAATACTAGTTGCAGTAACCTTTTCTTCATTACTTAAATGTATTGCTAAATTTGATAATTCTTTATCTAATGATCCATTAATAATTATATCAAACGCTTGAGAAATAGAACAGTGTTGATTATAATATTCCCATACACCGTACGGCTCAGGTACTATTAAATTTCGTTGTTGTATTTTATCTTTAAATAAATGCGCATGACCAACTGGATATGATCTAGCATGTAATTCTGGGTGCCCAGAAAATGCTTCGTATGCAAATTCTGAAAATATTATAAAATCATCTTGCGGATTATTTCTATGATATTTTTCTAATGCAGGAATAGCACAAATAACTCTGCCTATACCTCCATTTATATAAAATGCTGTATTTCTTTGATTAACTATTTCTTGTTTCATAAATGTAACTCGTTTAAATTTTCATTTTTTCCAAATAGGCCTTTAACAAATACATTAAAGGCTAAGCTTATTCTTGTTTTATCTGATTTATTAGGTGCTACTTCGTGCAGTAGTGTAGAAGGAAAATATATAATACCATTAGTACCAACAGGAATAGTCCAATTACGTGAGTTAGCTAAGTTGTACTCTAAAACATCTATTGCTATTGTCTCATTAGCAGTAATGTTTGTATTACTATTTGATGAAAACGTTATACTATCGGTTTCGTCAGTTTCTATATAATATACTCCGCTAATTATCGAATTAGAATGATTGTGCTTATGGTGTGCAGTTCCAGGTGGATTAATATTCAACCACGACTGTGTTAGATAAAAACTATGTTTTTTATCAATACACATTACTTCATTTATATACACATCTAAGCCATCAAGTATTCTTCTTTTTATTTCACTATAATGATCTAATTCTAAAATATTATGATTAGCTGAAGAAAAGTTTTGGGCTGTATTTAACGTCATTTCCGTTTGCTCGTTAGTTGTGTCATGTACGTTAGTATCACTATAGTGCGTATCATATAAAAATACAGGAGTGCCAAACAATAACATAGTATTCGATTGTGCCTTTGTTGGGTTGTATTCTATCATTGTTTCTTTTTCCCTCGTAATATCCAGTTTACACTAAGTCTTCTTGGAGTTGTATTACGTATTGCTGAATGCCATTCTGTACACTTAAATAACAAAAATCTGTTTTCTTTGTGTTTAACAGAAGGATGGTCTTTAAACTCAGTGCCGCCGTCGCTGGCATTTACATAATACAATAATGAATACCAATCGTTATCTTTATCTTCGGGTATATCTTGGTGCCATCCTGTATTTTGACTAGCTGTATAAAAGTTTATTAAACATCGATCAACATAGTTAAGTTCAAATAAGTTTCTATTATCATAAAGCCAACAATCTAACGCATACACTAGCGATCCGCACTGTGAAAAGTCTTGCTTTACGTCATGTTGATATGGTATATGAGCCAACGATGCTTTATTAAGATCAGTATCATTACTGCCATATCCTGGAAAATGCCAATTTACAGTTGGTAATTCAAGCTCTTGACAACAGCGTTCATGCAGCCATACTGGCAATGTATCATCACTTATTAAGATCTGCGTCACCTTCGACTCCAGTTCCGTTAATACCATCAATTCTAATATTACCCGATACACTTATTCTATAGTCATCTGAAGTGTAAAACGGATACACGCAGTGATGTAATGTTGAAGGAAACATTAGTATAGTTCCTTCCCAAGACTTATCTACAGGCAATGGTGTAGGACGCAAGCTGCCTAAGGCATCAGTATGAAAAAAGGTAAATTTTGATGTAGACGCTCCATCACCGCCGTCAGGGTCAAAACCTTGCCCTGATACTGGAGGGAAATAAGCTTCTTCTTCTTTTAAATCATACGGAATATTAATCCATATAACAAAGCTCAATGCACCTGAATGATGATGTACTGGATTAAACTCATACTTTTTTTGTTTATTAACCCACATACTACTAAGATATAGTCTATATCTGTCGCTCTTTGCAGCTTCTTCAAAGGTACCAATATGTCCTGGAGTTCCTTCATCCCATTCTTTTGCCATAGCTTCTATAAACGGAGCCATGTTAGGCACAATATGATTTAATGAATATTCTTCTTTCATATGTCCTAATAGATTTTTATTGTATTTCTCACCATTTTCTTCTGTTATCTCACTAATGGCGTTTGATAATCCTTCAAAAAGTTCAAATGGTAACTTTGATTGCATTACTCCTGGAGTAACGAGAAAGTTCATTGACATTTTAGATACTTCGTTTTCTGACATTTAATGTTCCTTGTTATTGTATATATGCTTCGATAACCAGTCGTAAGCACTAAGCTGGGTTTTTACAGCAGCTTTCCATTGTTTTATTTTGTTGCGTCTATCATACAAAAACTTGTCACATAGATCACGCATACTTATTTGTAAGCCTAATTCTTGCTTTGAAATATCTATCTCATTATATACGTTGTAGTTCATGCCATTAGCTATACAAACAATGCCTGCTCTTCCAGAATGTTTAAGTGTGGCTGTTTTCCTCATGTATAAGTCATTAAATCCGCTTGAACTGTTTTCTAAGTTTGGATCATAAACTCTTGCTCTATTTTTATTCCAGTAATCAGAATCGCTTCTTATAGTTAATGTATAATGCAATGCAACAAATTGGGCAAAATTATGATAAAACTTTCTTGTATGTGCATTATATACATCTCGATCAAATTGGTTAATTACAGGACGATCTGCATGTCGGCAAAATTCTAAAATAAATTCATGCACACTTAACAAGCCGTTACTTTCTAAAGGTTCAATAAATGCAGCAGCTAATCCAATACCTAAAACATTCTTTACCCATGTACGCTCGTATATACCTGTTTTAAAGTTAATATTTCTAAAATTAAGATCGTCAGTAACCCTATTGGGGTTATGTAATGTCATTTTATCTGAATTAAGATGATCTTTAAATTCTTGTAGAGCGTCTTCGTCTGATATAAACTCATCTGAATATACATACCCTGTACCTATCCTAGACCAAAGTGGAATATTCCAAACCCAACCATTACTTAATGCAGTACAATTTGTATACACTTCTAATTCTTTTTCTTTATCAGTATACGGTACTTGCACAGCCCACGCTTTGTTATTTGGTAAAATATCACTATAAGATACAAACGGTTCTTCTAATGCTTTGCCTAATAGTAAACTTTCAAATCCAGTACAGTCTACATAAAGGTCTGCTTGTAACTCTGTACCGTCTTCGAGTATTATTTTAGATATGCCGTTGTCGTCAGTTGGTGCATCTTTAACTGTTCCTACTACGTGCTTAACACCTCGAGGTATGCAGTAATGATCTTTAAGATACTGTCCAAACAATAAAGAATCAAAATGGAAGGCTGTATTATAATCAAACCTAAAATCATCAAGGCCATTGTCTTCATTAGTTGATATTTTGTTTTCATTTACTAATGCCATTACAGGCCAAAAGTTTTCAGCAAAGTCACTAGAGTGTGTTTCGGGATAATACACTTTTTTTAATGACCAATGATTATAATTAACGTCATCAGTTTCTATAGGGTCTCCAAAAGGATAATGAAATCCGCCATAGTCTTTATCATAAAAGTCAGTAAATTTAATACTAAGCTTATATGTACCGTTTGTATGTTGGAGGAAGTCTTTGTCATCTATTCCGAGATAGTTAGTCCAATCTCGGATAAATCCTAGTGTACTTTCACCTACACCTACTTTAGGAATATCGGCACTTTCTACTAGTGTAATATTTTTATTGGGAAACTTCCTAACAAGGGTTGAAGCAGCCATCCATCCAGCTGATCCGCCACCGACTACTATTATACTATTAAATGCCATAAAAAATGCCTCCGTTACTGTTATTTAAGTATAACAGTAAACGGAAGCATTGTCAAGTGGTTTTTACAGTGGTTCGCCTGTTTCTGGATGTCGTGGAGTAGGTCCTGAAGCATCAGACTGTCCGGCTTCAGTAACTCCTGGGCGCAATGTAACTCCTGGGCGCAATGGCCAGTCTATATCATGCACTGTGTCAACTTCGGACCAAGTTATTGTAGATGGTAAGTCTCGAATAGCTTGTCTATAAGTTGCCCAAAGTGCTTTGTCTGCGTCACTCATCGGCGAATCAGGAATTTGTGTCCAATCACTGAGCAGCAACAAGCTTGATCTAGTATAAGTTAAAAATCGATCCTGTTTTTCAGAATCTGATAATTCTGTAACAACCCATTCTTGTGTAAATGTCCCGTCACCATTGTCAGTAATGTCGCCTTCTTCAGTATCTGATCCTGACATGCCATTAGCATAAGTAAAATCAGAATCTCCAATTCCTACATAGCCAGCAGCAGCAAGTTCTTCTATAGTAAAGTCCCAAGTTCCCATTACTGCCATAATGTTATTAGCAACATACACGCCTGTGTCAGATGCATCTAGGGCACCATTTTCATCTATTTTTCTATATGTTATGTTTTGCATATCCATGTTTTATATGTCCTTTATCTATTATAAGTTGTGTGTGTTACAGCAAGGCCAGCATCTGCTGTCGCCCCACAAAATGCGTACTACGC